ATGGGCATTAATGATGCAGTCATAGTGGTAACACAGGGTGCAATCAGTTATCTCACCCGTGATGAGTTACAAGCGGTCGTCGCTGTAACATTTCAGTCTGATTGATTAAAATGGGAACAGATTGGATAAAACGGGAGCAGGTGGGATGAAGCCCAGTGGTATAAGGGTTTGACGAGGGTCGAAGGGGAAAAAATCAGAACTTACAGAATTCAGCTAAATTGGCAAAAAATCGAGGCGGGAAAGCAGCGTGACTAGAGAAATGACAAACGCCTGAAAATAGCACTTTACGCCGCCTGATTTGAAAAAAATGTTTAAACTTCGTTTATTCCTAGTGTATGTCTTTGCCAACCCATATCACTTTCCCAATGATAGCTAAGGACTCAAGCATTTCACGAGGCACAATCTGAGTGCTGTATTCTTTGTTATCACTAATTATCTCAACGCCACCATCAAAACGCTTCTGTAAGCGTTTCGCATAAAGATCATCACCAAGTCGAAGTACAAAGATGCTCCCATCAACCAGGGCGGTCTTACTGGTGTCTACCAGGATGCTATCGCCATTATGTATGGTTGGCTCCATGCTATCGCCTTTAGCGAACACCACAGCAAGCCTTGATGCGTCTAAGCCTCGATATTTAAGCCATTTACGACGAAACGCCAGATGGCGCTTTACCGATTCCCCATTCCAGGCAGAGCCATTACCAGTGCTTACCTGAACGTGATAACCGGGTATCAAAACATACTCTTCATCAAAATCAGTCGTGTGTGTGTATAGAGGCCGGTCTTCATTACAGCTATTAATTGCAATTGAAGGCTTGTCGGTGCTGTATTTAGGGCCCTCACCAGTCATTAACCACTCTAAATTAAGCTTCTCAGCCCGAGCTATGGCAAGAAGGTCATCACTTCTGGGAATTCTTCCCTTCATAAACATGCGCAGGTTGCCTTCAGATATTCCAACTACTTTGGCAAATTCGCGAATGCTCTTATCAGAAATAATCTCCGACAATCGGATATGTAGTGATCCGATTCCTTCTCGGAGAATCGGATCAGCATTTCCGTTTTGTTCGTCCATTTCCGATTCCTTAAATAAGTTAATAAAAACAATAAGTTAAGGATTCACTGTTTGTGTGCGTATAAAAATGAGAATCGGATCGTCACAATCGTGTTGACGTGCGTACGAATCGGATCAATAATCACAATTATACGCAGTGCGTATAAACATGAATCTAACTTGGAATTAACTGGCGGCTATAAGCCGTCCGGCGAGTAAATCGCATGTAGTTTAATTTTTTGTTAGTGGCAAATATTCCAAACGGAACGCAGTGTTACGCAGTGCGTATGTTCGTAACTTAATAGTAACACGGATTTAATCATGGAAATAAGAAGCGCTAAGCACATTCACGCGCATCTAATTGCTAAGGGATCAAGTTGTAGATCATGGGCAAAAGCCAATGGTTACAACCCGAGAACAGTGCAGAGATATGTGCAAATGTACGCACCAGATACAGGGTTATCGCCTAAAAAGGCTGGCTCTCTGGCGCAAGAAATTATGCGTAATCTTTATCTCTTTATTGGTTTCGATCCGATTTCTGAAACTTCTCAAGACATGGGAGAGGTGAATGATGAATGAGTGGTTTACCGCTATTCAATTAGCTGAATTACCGGGTCTTCCAAAAACAGATCGTGCTATTCGAATCAAAGCCGAGAAGGAGGGATGGCAATCAAGAAAACGCGAAACAGGTAAAGGTCTTGAATATCACATTTCAAGTCTACCGATGGAAACACAAAAAGATTTAGCGAAACAACATGCCAAAACAACCGCAGTTAGTGAATCACCAGCGGCTGCAGCTGGTCGTATGTTGGCAGGAACTGTTGCTAAAAAGGTTAATAAAGAGGCTCAAATTTCAGGTTTGCAGCAGCTAATTGTGTTGCCTGAAACAGCTCGTAAACGTGCTGACGCAAAACTATTAATTATGGATGCTGCCGCCACGTTCAATGCGCCTTATCTGGCAATTAGACAAGGTGTTAAAGGCGAGCAGGATTTCTGCAAAGCCTATAACGAGCATTCAATTTTTATCGCTGATTGGGTTTATCAGACGATACCAACAATTTCGACCAGCTCAGTTCGGCGCTGGAAAGATACGTTGGATAAGTGTGGTCCTGCTGCTTTAGCCGGGCGTTACAACCCTGTTGCTGTCAGCAAAATAGATGAAACACCGCAACTGTCAGAATTTTTAGTCGCAGTGCTTCATAGCAAGCCGCATCTGTCTAATAAATGGAACCAACTGCATAAGCTGCTGACAGTTTATATCGATAAGCATGATTTGCCTGTCGACGTTCCAAGCATGTCATCTATTCGTCGCTGGGTTACTGGGTGGATGGAAAAGAACGTTGTGGCATTCACTTATGTCACTGATCCAAAGGGCTACAACAACAAATATCGCACCGCGATTGAAACAATGTATCCGTGGATGAAATCGCCTAACGATGTTTGGGAGTTCGATAGCACGCCAGTAGACGCGATGTTGAAAGAAGGTCGCCACAGCATCATTGCGGTGATCGATGTTTATACCCGCCGCGTGAAGTTGTTGGTGTCACCATCATCCAGTTCGCAAGGTATTTGCCTGTTATTGCGCAAAACTATTCTGGATTGGGGAACAGTCAATGAGGGTGGTATTGCCCGTACAGATAACGGATCTGACTACGTTTCATCACGAGTAACTGCAATTGCAGACTTGCTTGGAATGGATATCAGCCGGGCTAAGCCTTATAGCGGTTGGGAAAAGCCGCATATCGAGCGTTTTTTCAGAACTCTCAGCCACGACATGATCGAGTTATTGCCAGGCTATATCGGCCACAGCGTTGCTGATCGTGAAGTCATCGAAGGCGCCAAAGAATTTGCTAAGCGCTTATCTGAAGCTCGGAAGCCAGACGAGGAAAAAGAAGGTTATGACCTTCGACTTACTCAACATGAGCTGCAGCAGTTTCTTGATGACTGGGTTGATGGTTTTTACAGCAACAATGCACATGAGGGAATTGATGGTAAATCCCCAAATGAAATGTATTGGGAAGCCAACTATCAACCAAAACGAATTACTGATGAAGGCGCTTTAGACCTGCTGTTAAACCATGTCGGAACCGCACAGGTTCTGAAGGGTTTCATTAAAAAGAACAGTTTGGAATATACCGCTGAAGAGTTGCTTAACCACGACTGGAAAGCTCAAACCGTGGATGTGTTCCTTGATCCGACTGATGTTGGTCGTGCCTGGCTGTATCGGAAAGGCGATATGTCGATGCGTGTCGAAGCTCATGATCGTCAATGGCTTGGCCGTTCTGTCAGCCCTGACTCATACAGAGAGAAAAAACGCGAAGACAAGAAGGCGCTTAGCAAATATCGCAGTGGTGTTAAAGGTCTGGCAAAAGTCATGGGCATTGATGAACTTCCGCAGGATGTGATCAGCCACTTTATGGACAAGGCTAAGCAGATTACAGCACTGCATAAGCCAACTATTGAGCATTCAAATGAAGCAATTAAAGCGTTGGCTGATGCGGTGGAAAGCGTAGCTAACCCATTGAGTGTCCGTTACTCAGATTCACAGATTAAACACCTTGAGCAGAAGCGCGCATTGCTAGAACAGCGTGAGCAGGAAATCAGTCAACAGCGTGGTCTCATTATCAGGAATGAACATGATAAAGCCCGAATGCTGGCTGAGGCGTCACTGTCGAGAGAGCTGACTGAGAAAGAATCTGACTGGCTGAAGAACTACATGAAAACCAACAAGCTTGGTGCCAGAACGATAGAAAAAATCATGGCTGGTCGTAAACAGGTTGGAACCGAATAGACCAGCCAATAGCTAATGGTGGTTGAGCAGGTGGGCTGCTCATAAACCAATCAATTAACGTGGAGAGTATAGCAATGGCAAAAATAGTTGCACCTGTAAAAAACGTGATCGCGCTACAGGACGTGATCGACAGTTTGAGTAACCGCGATTATGGCGTGCCAGGTATTGGCTTGGTTCATGGGTCATCTGGCCTTGGGAAAACCACTGCGGTGACTCATGTCTTTAACCAAGTAAATGGCATCTACGTCAGCATGCGAAAGACAGATACCGCTACCAGTTTACTCAGTCGTGTCATGGATGAGCTGGGTGCTACACCACTGCCACGTGTATCCAGAATGGTTGATTACATCGTCGAGCAGATGAGTATGCACGAACGGATGCTGTTCATTGATGAGGCAGATTACCTGATGGATGACCTGCGCATGCTTGAAACCGTTCGCGACCTTTATGACGCGACAGAAGTGCCGGTTGTATTAATTGGGATGGAGCAAATAGCTCGAAAAATTAGCCGACATAAACAGTTCTTCAATCGAATTAGTGAATGGGCTGAGTTCAAGCCTGCAGATATTGATGATGTTTGCATCATGTCTGAAACGTTGTTGCCTCATTACATCAAGGTCGATGTCGATTTGTTGGAGGATTTACGCCAGAAAACGGCAGGTGAATTACGCCGTATCACCATCGGATTAAAACGCATCGAAAAACTGGCGCTGGCCAATGAAATTGATCTCGTGACTTGTGAGCACTGGGGTGATCAATCCTTTTTTGGACGGGCGCATGCATGACTAAACGTCGCCTCGCATGGCGGTTTGCTTGCTTGTCTGGGCGGTTTACGCCCAGACAGATGGCTGATGCAGCCAGTATGCCTGTCGAGACTGTGAAGTTGTTTATCAGACAGCTTTGCAAAAGCAAACGGGTCGAACTGGTTAAAAAAGGTGACGAAAGAAGCGCTGATTTATATCGAGTTTTAGACGAAAGCTCGCTTCCTACACCGAAACGACGCAAAAAAAGACCGAATGCGAAACAACGAATTTGGAACAGCTGCCGGATGTTGAAAGTGTTCACACTGGACCAGCTGGTAGCCACAGCCGACGTTAATGAAACGGTTGTTAAACGGACGGTAAAACAACTGTTTAGAGCCAAGATTTTACGGACTGTGCACGATGCGGATTTTGGTGAGATGTATCGGTTGAATGTAGACCTCGGAGTTCTTCCTCCAGAGGATCAAAAAGACGGTCTTTTTGCTCCTAGCCGTCAGACATTCTACCCATACCTGGAGGATGTATGAACGATTTCGATTGGATGGCAGAGCTGAATCACCAGATAAAACTGAAAACTCAACGGAAGGTTGCTGCAGAGCTACAAGTTAGCGCAACGATGGTAAATCAAGTGGTTAATGGAACCTATCCGGGGTCGTTAGACACAATCCGTATCAAGGTTGAAGGCAAGTATCTGAATAGCTGTGTTAGCTGCCCAGTGCTAGGGGATATTCCGGTAAATGAATGTTTAGAGAACCAACAACGACCATTTAGCGCAAGTAATCCGCAGCGAGTGAAAGTGTTCCGTACATGCCGTGCCGGATGCCCTAACTCAAAGCTGGATAACACGGCTAGAACACAGCGAATTAGTGTTGCTGGTGACGCTGAAGAACGGTATTCGCTGGATGATCAATTGGAATATTGCCGACGCATGGCGGGTGGTGACCCACTAAAAGAAGTCGAGTTGTTACGTCGTGAATTGAGCAAGTTAGCGAATAGGTTTAACGCCCATCAATGGGAACTCAGACATAAAAAGCGATAGGTGGACGCCATGACAACAGCAGAACGAGTGATGTTTAACGAAGTTATTCACCAGATCAAATCTTGCGGTGTGAACGTCGTTTCTAAATATCTGGCACCAACGCCGGTTATTACAGTTGATCGCCCTGTGCCTGGGCTAATTGATAAAGCGATTTCTCTTAACGAGAGAGTTAATGGTTTGAATCGAGTGGTATTTGCCGCGCGGATATCAGGTGTTTGTGTGAAATGGGGAGCAACAGAATGAACGTACAAGCAAACATTCCAGCAGGCCATCGTGTTAATGCTGCTGGTCATTTAGTGCCGGAAGAGCTGATTGCTCCGGTCGATAAACTGCGTGATGACGTTGTGCGCGACATCATTGCCAAAGCCATTGAACAGCGTAACCAGCTGGCAGCATTCAAGCTGCAATCAATGCAACAAATTACCGATTTTTGCGACCTGTCAGCGGCTGAATATGGCGTGGAATGGGGTGGAACGAAAGGCAATGTGACGCTGATGTCGTTTGATGGCCGTTACAAGTTGATCCGCGCTGTGGGCGAACATCGTGTTTTTGATGAGCGTATTCAAACTGCCAAAACATTGATTGATGAGTGCATCGCAAAATGGTCGGAAGGCGCTCAGTCAGAGCTGAAAGCGTTGGTTGAACATGCATTTCGCGTTAGCAAGCAAGGTCATATTGATGTGAATCAAGTGTTGTCTCTGCGTCAAATTAGCATTGATGACCCTGATTGGAAGGCAGCAATGGATGCTATTGCTGATGCCATTCAGATCACCGGAACTAGCCAGTATCTGCGGATGTATGAGCGCCAAGGTGATGGGAAGTATCAGCAGATCCCGCTCGATTCGGCAAAAGTTTAAATGCGAAACAGGCCCCAGTGGTGTGGGGCCTGTCTGCCGGAGGTGGTGCTCCGGTACTGATGAGCAGCCTAGCAAGCAGTCATAGTACGAGGTGAATTATGGAGTTAATAACGAGAAAAGAGAAGGTTGCGCAATATCTGTTGTCGCAACAAAAGTGGATGAGTGTAGTCGATATTGCCGATGGTTTGGGTATGGATAAAGAGCTTATCTACCCCGTTATGCGCGGTGTGCTTCGTGAGAAGCGTTACAGCATAGAGTGCAAACTGGAGCTTAGAAAACTTACCGACTTCCAAAAAGAGATAAAGCTTTATCTCATTACGGCCATTGAGCCTGCTGTGCCAAAACCAGCGCCAAAGGTTGTTGTTAAGAAAAAAGCACCCGTGAACAAAATGGAAGATCCGCATATTGGCTGGATAACCGACCCCATTTCTATACGCGCTCGGCTGCGTGATTGCATCGCTAATGTGAGATGCGAGGCCGCGCTATGAGTAACGATGTGATGGTCATGGCTGTGACAGAACTTCAAGTTTCGCAACAAGTGGAACGTGCACGGGGTTTTATCGAATTGCACGGAACGATGTTTCCTGACGACACGTTTGAAGACGGTGTTATTGCAACGTTGGAATGGATTTTCGGCAATGCGGCAGAGCCGTTATCGCATGATTTGGGTGGTGAGTGAAATGAATAGTGACGAATTGATGGAGCTGTATTTCAATCTGGAAAAATGGCATGAAACGCGAGTTGATAGGCTAAAAGCAGTCATCAACCAAGATGCAGATATTCAGGTAAAGATGCCATCGGGCGAAAATGCCGATTTAAACAAACGCGATGCAATGATGTTCAGAATGGGTATGCAGGTTGCGTTAGGTTTCTTTGAAAAGCTACCGATCAAGTTGACTGGCGCGTTGCCGGAGGTGAGCTGTGAGTAATCAACGAATTTTAGACAAAATCAAAAAGCTCATGGCATTGGCTAACAGTGGCAACCCACATGAAGCGGCAAATGCTATGCGTAAAGCCCAACTATTGATGAACGAGTATCAACTCTCGCAATCAGATGTTGAGTTAAGTTCAATCGCACAACACGGCGCAAAAATGGCAAATAAAAGCCTCAAACAGCCGAAGTGGAGCCTAATGCTAACAACAGTAATTTGCCGTGCTTTTGGTGTTGAGGCTTATGCGAGTTACGACATTTTTGGTGGTGCTAGTTGTAATTTTATCGGCCTGAGCACCAATGTTGAAATAGCTGCATATTGCTACACAGTTTTAGCAAGGCAGTTGCTGAAAGCGCGCCGTGAATACGCAGCTAGTCTGAATAAACGATTAAAGGCCAGCACCAAGACAACACGTTCTGATTTGTTTTGTGAAGGTTGGGTTCACGGTGTGTATCAGCAGGTCACTGATTTATCCCCTAATGAAAAAGAGCGCGAATTAATTCGACTGTTTAAAGAGAAAAAATACCAAATCTTGAAACAGGTAAGGTTCGTGAAGCTAATGGAACATCCAGAGATACCAGTGCCATTCACGATGGCTATAAAGCTGGTCGCCAAGTTCGATTGAATGCGGGTGTTTCTGGTAGTGAGCAGTTGAAGATCGGGAGTCGTTCATGAGCAAAATGACATTCGTATTTGAATATCCAGATGGTCAAGAACCATCAATCAGTGTTGGGATGACTTACTTAGGTGGAAAAATAGTTTCTGGTTCATTCAGTGACTTAAGTGAACAAAATGAAAAGTTAGAAGAGAGAATTTCCGAGCTTGAAGAGGAATTAGCCTGGAAGGACTTATAAGCGAAACAGCCTCTGGTGGTGCAGAGGCTGTCTGCCCGATGTGGTGATCGGGCACTGATGAGCAGCCACGCGTGTGTTGTTCTCCGACCGGAATCAGGAGACAACAAAATATGAAGAAGTATTTATTAATGACTACGAGGGCTGATATATGGCCAGAGTAGTTCATGTCAGCAGTTACGTTCGCCAGGTTCCCCCGACATGGGAGGAGCATCTGTCGTTTCATGCATATATGAAAATGTATTGCGGTTTCAATAAAGAACAGTCAATTGCATGGGCCATTGAGCATCTTGGCCCTGCGCCAGCCCGCGTCACGGTCAATCAAATAGAACAAATCGCGGATGAGGATGATATCAATGATGACGAATGATAAACGAGGTCAGTTGATTCGCCTGATCCATGTTGCCAAGCGTGAGCTGAAACTGACTGATGATGCCTATCGCCATGCGCTTGGTGAGGCGGCGAACGGCAAAGACAGCAGCGCCAAGATGACAATCAAAGAGCTGGAAGCCGTTTTAGAGCTGTTTAAGGCCGCTGGCTTTAAACGCAAATTAAACAACAAACGTCGATTAAGCCCGCCAGCAGGTTCGCGAGTTAGAACTGCAGAGGCTGGCATGATTCGCGCTGTGTGGATCACCATGTCAAAGCAAGGCTTTTTGCGTGATGGTAGCGAAACAGCGCTGAATAGCTATGTGAAGCGAATGACCGTGAAGCTGAATAACGGCATTGGCGTTGATGAAGTGCAGTGGCTTAATGAGCATCTAGCTTATAAAGTGCTGGAAGCACTGAAAAATTGGCATAGACGTTTAATGCAGGAAGCAATCAAAAAAGCAGGCCAGATACCGCCAGTTAATGAGCGAACCGGCAAGCCAGCGGGGTATGAGCAAACTTGCGCAGCCTTTGATTTATTGACATAGATAGACACGACACTCTTACAGAATCCCGCCACAGTGCGGGATTTTGTTTATAATGCGCTCACTGGCTGTATGTTTGATCAGTGAAAGGGGCGCATATGAGTGAACAACAGAATGATTTATTCGGTGATGATATCGACCCGTCAGTGCTGGCATATGCGGTTGCACCTGAAGAGCAGCACCGCTGGCCAGAGCTGTTACGCGATCTGAATACGGTTATCAGTTCGGAGTTAAACAAACGGGGTGTTGATAACAACCTCGCTTTACCTATCACCTATGCCATTGCCAAGAACCTCGGCGGAATGCAGGTTTACATTCCAAAGGGTGACGTTCTTGAGGCAATGATCCGCGATATGCATATCTGGTCTGAATTTAATGGTACCAATGTTGCGCAATTGGCGCTTAAATATAAGGTCACATTTAAGACCGTTTACAGCGTTATCGCCAGAATGCGCGATGCAGAACGTAAGCGGAGGCAACCAGATATGTTTCAGTGAGGGGAATATGGGAGACAGCAATCATTGGGGATTCAGATTGTTATTGGTTATTGTGCCAGTAGTTGGAGTATGGAAATTCATAACGTCACCATTAGAAAAAAAAGAAAATAACCTGCCTATTCAAATTAATGATTCATCAAAGCAATATTCATCTCAAATTAACGATGCATTTAAAATTCTAGTAAAAGAATGTCCAAACGTAAGAAGCCTTCGTGTTACACAGATAAACGCAGGGTATTTCAATAATGCATATGAATATATGTCTCGTTATTATGGTTTTAACCACAATATTGAATTCGAGGTTATAGATAAAGAATCAGGACACCATCAGTGGTTTGATGTTGGGGATGGTAAAACACCTGGAATTTTGATACATAAGCAGCCGACTGCTGATTTTTGTAATTGGAATATAAAAATAGATGGTGATTACCTTTACCGTATCTGATTTCAATAAAACCGGTTACTCCGCCTAAATATCCAATCGAATCAAAAATAGCTCGAAACACCTATGAGGTTTTGAGCTATGACTTCCAAAGTATTCCCTTGGGGAACTAAAGTCTCACCGGCATTCCGTGCCAAAGTTATTCAACTCTGTAAAAATCTGAATTGGACTGATAACCATGCCAGCTGGTTAATGGGCTGTATGGCCTTCGAATCAGGCGAAACATTTTCAGCGAATATCAAAAATGCAGCCGGTTCCGGCGCTATCGGTCTGATTCAGTTTATGCCAGCAACAGCAAAAGGCATGAACACCACCACTCTCTGCCTTTCTCGTATTACACCTGAAGAACAACTCGATTACGTCGAACAATATTTCAAACCTTACGCCAGCAAAATCAAATCGCTGAATGATATGTATATGGCTATTTTGCTGCCGAAATATGTCGGCAAACCAGATAGCTCGGTCTTATTCAGCGGTGGTATTTCTTATCGCCAAAACTCAGGGCTGGATAAAAACAAAGATGGTTTAGTCACAAAAGCAGAAGCTGCACAGGCAGTAACTGAAAAACTGCTGAAAGGCATGACAGAAACCTATCGTTCCGAATGGCCGGAGTAGAGCAATGGCTCAAGCTCAGACTCCGACGCCAGCCGACTACGCTGAACATTTCCATATTCCGGAACTGAAAAATCAGTATTACCTCGACTGTTTTAAAGCGGGCCGCAAAGGCCGCTTTTCCTCGTCACTGCCTGAGCAAATTCCTCTCTATAGCCACGATAAAACACGGCAATCCATGTTTATTAAAGGTTGGCGCAGTGTGTCGTCTTACGACTTGATGCGTCATGAGCAGCGCAAAAAAGAGGTTACAAATCATGAGTGAAGAAAAAGAAGAGCTGATGGATGGCGTTTCAAAGCTGACATCAGCAGTGGTTCAGGAAGTCACCATTGGTGATGTGAAGCATTGGTATAAATCAAAAACCATCTGGGGTGGTGTTGTCGCTGTTGGGGCAGGTGTCGCCGGTCTGTTTGGTTTCCATCTTGATGCAACATTGCAGCAGACCATTGTTGATTATGGTGCCTCGTTGGTGTCTGCATTTGGTGGCGGTATGGCTATCTATGGCCGTTTGAAGGCAACAGCAACCATTGGTAAGGCTGGTAGCTGATGGATATAGGCGATTACGCACAAGTAGAAGAAGCCCGGTTTTTAAACCGGGCATTGTCATCACAAAAACAGAAGCCGCTTGAAGAGCCGGACGAAGATGCGTATGGCCGTTATTGCCTGAGTTGCGGGGAAAAAATTTCGATTGAGCGCTTACAGGCTGAATCAGATGCCGTTCGTTGCACGCCATGCCAAAGCATTCATGAAGAGCTGGAGGCCATCCGTGTGGGACGTCGTTAAAACCTATTGGCCTCTGATTGCAACTGGCGTGTCGTTGATATCGCTCGTTATTCAGACGTTGCTCGTTAAAACCTACGCAAAACGGGAAGACGTTCAAGCCTTACGTGATCGCGTTATTTCTGTCGAGCAACGCGTGGCTGATATGCCAGGGAAAGAAGACCTTCATAAATTGCAGCTGGAAATCAGTGAGCTGCGCGGCGATATCAGAGAGGTTCGTCCTGATTTGGCGCAGGTGCGTCGCATCAGCGATCTACTTTTGGAAAATGAATTAAACGGAGCAAAGTCATGAAATTAGTTTCTATGTCATCAGCAATGAATTTTTTTCGTCATCTATTTTGTAATTTTAAGCGTTCGACAATCCTTGATGATGTGTCTCGACAGAATATGAAACCGTCATTTAACGGTCGTTTACCATCTGTTAAACGTAATCAACGCAAGGCCAGCAAAGTGGCAGCACATCGTCGCGCTCGCAAGTTAGGTCACGCATAAGGAGCCTGGTATGACAATGCAGCAAATCCTGTCAGAAGATCAGCGGTTAGTTGTTCTGCGAAGTCTTGTTGATGCTGGCGGTGAAGCGAATGAGTCAATTCTGCAAGATTGTCTTGATGTCTATGGTCATCGTGTAGGTCGTGATCTAGTTCGTAATCATATGACCTGGTTATCAGAGCAAGGCCTTATCTCGATTGATGCGGTTGGCTCATACATGATTGCATCATTAACAAGCCGTGGTCAGGACGTTGCCGAAGGTCGTTCTTCCGTGCCTGGAGTTAAAAAGCCACGGATTGGAGTCTGATATGGAAGACAAACCAACCCGTGGCCGCAGTAGCAAAGTCGATTTTCTTCCGGAGAATATTCGCTGCCAACTGAATGCGATGTTGCGTGATAAGCAAATAACTCAGCAGCAGATCCTCGAAGCTATCAATGCCTTAATAGATGAACACAACTTACCGGATGAATTAAAGCTTTCCCGTTCTGGCCTGAGTCGCTATGCCACCAAAGTGGAAGCGGTAGGTTCGCATCTGCGTGAGTTGCGTGAAATGACATCGGCATTGACGTCTGAGTTAGGCGATAAACCGCTGGGCGATACGACCAAGTTGATCCTTGAAATGGGTCGCTCTCAGTTGTTCAAAGCCATGATGAAGCAAGTCGAAAACCCTGAAACAGAAGTGGATATCGACATGCTGAAAAACGCGATGCTGGCGGCCCAGCGGTTGGAATCTACCGCCATGCAAAGCCATAAGCGAGAGAAGGAAATCAGGCAGGCTTTTGCTGAGAAGGCCGCGACAGAAGCCGAAAAGGTTATCAAGCAAGCCGGGCTTTCTGAAGAAACTGCAGTTCAGATCCGCCGTAAGATTCTGGGGTTGGCTGAATGACGCTACCAGTCGCACAAGAAAGGCTACGTTCTTCAAGTAGTGAAATGGTTTTGTCCGGTGTCTTTGACCCGGACGAAGTTCTTTTACCCTATCAAAAACGTTGGATAGCGGATAAGTCGCAACTCAAGATCGCCGAGAAATCTCGCCGAACTGGTTTGACCTGGGCGGAAGCTGCTGATGCTGCGCTGAATGGTTCGATGTCGCGCATAGCGGGCGGATGCGATACGTTCTACGTTGGCACCACGAAAGACATGGCACGAGAGTTTATTGATGCCTGTGCTATGTGGGCAAAATGCTATGACCTCGCCGCATCTGATATCGGTGAAGAGGTTCTGGCTGATGAAGATAAAGACATTCTGGTCTATGTCATCAACTTCGCCAGTGGCTTCAAAATTAAAGCGCTGTCATCCAACCCGTCAAACCTGCGTGGTATGCAAGGTAACGTCATCATCGAG